GACGTTATCATTTACACGGGTGGCGTGCAGCACAAGGATTTGCATTTCGTTTTGAGGATCCAGTGGATGCTCTATATTTTAAATTAAGGTGGTTTTAGTGGCAACAATATTTTTAGACATGGACGGTGTGGTAGCAGACTTTGATGGCTACGCTGAACCTATAGTGGGATTCCGCACACCAGGTGGTGTCAGATATGATCAAGAAGGTTGGGCAAAGATATCAGCTGAGCCTAGATTATATAGTCTATTACCTGAGATGCCTGATGCTCATAGGCTAGTATCAGAAGTGCAGGCCTTGGCAAAAGAAAACGGAATGGATGTCAAGTTCTTATCAGCTATTCCCAGACAGAATGATGTGCCTTGGGCATTCTGGGATAAGATCAAATGGATCGAAGCACGTTGGCCTAAGATACCTGTATGGTTTGGTCCACACAGCAATGAGAAATGTCAGCATTATCGCTCAGGTGATATCCTAATAGATGATCGTCCTAGCAATATAGAAGAATGGCGAGCTGTGGGTGGCAAGGCTATCTTGCATGAAGGTGATGTGGTTGCTACGATGTTTGACCTGCGTAGTCTAGTGAAGGGTATGAGTATCAAGTAGGCTGTCGGGATTCTCAACACCAATGGCTTTGAACACCTTTAGTAAATCTGAACTATATTCAAAAGTTTCTTCAGCAGGAAAAATCACTGACTTCATTTTACCATCAGCACCAATGATGAACACATAGTCATCTGGTGCGAGACCATCATCCGATTCATCGTTTTCGTTTAAGTTGGGGTCGTTTATGGACTCTTCTGTGATTTTTGCCATTGTCATTTTCCTTAAAGTATTTGATATTTTCTTTGACTTTTTTAAGCAGTAACTTTGTTACTTCGTGATCCTTGCCAAATGCCTTGTAGTATTGCTTTAAGTCCGGGCTGTTGATCTTGCTGGTACTAGTAATATTTAACTTATATTTGAAAAGATAATGTCTAGCCGCTATATTCTGTGCATAGGCATCTATCTCATCTGGATCACCTAGATATTCTTGATCAGCTTTGACCTTGGGATCTTTATGATGACTCCTAAATATATTTCTATGCATGCGGTATCTACGTGATCTATATTGGCGTTGATGTTCATATTCATGTATCAGAGTTTCAACTAGATCAATGGTGATCTTTTCTGCTATTTCCTCAGTGAATAACATAGGAGTAGTTTTAGGATAGTTTAATATGAAATCAATGATGAATTGTTTTTTCTTTATTTCATCTAGGCCAGGATCGTATTCTGCGCCAATACTAAATTCACCTGGATCGAGAGCACCTTTGGCACCACTATATAATTTAACACGCACAGGATGATGTTTGTTAAGATGTTTGCCCAGTGTTTTGACAAGATTGCGAGGAGTTATCCTACGGCCAACAAGATGATCTGCCCATTCACTGATGTGTTGATATTCTAGTGTAGGGTTAAGATACATGCTAGCCCCCTAGTAATCTAGCACCGGCATTGGTATTTAAACTACTATCCTCGCCAGTGTAAGTTGGTAAATTATTAAAGTTCAGTGGCGGTATGCCATTCTGTGCCATCAATGCTTTGTTGCGACCTTCTGCCAGGCTGGCTTTGATACTATCACCATATTGTGTGCCTGGAACTGCCATATTACCTATTAATCCACTCATCTCACTGTTAGTGCCAAATTTATGTAGATTAGTAGCAAAGCTCATCGCACTGCCTAGGCCAGGTGGAGGAGGACTGGCTAAATCTACTCCTGCTGTAGTAAATAATGATGTTGCTTTACTCGTTGCAGCTGCTAATGCCGCAATGGTATCGCCAGTTACTCCATTTTCTAATATATTTGTAAACGCAGGACCGCCAGCCACACTCTGAACAAAGTCTGTGATGCTTGGTAATCCACCAGGACCTAGGTTAGGGCTTAATGCAGTAGACAAACTAGCACCTGTCATTGAATTAAGTGAACTACTTAATCCTGATGTTAGACTATTTAAACTTGGTGCGGCAGCATCTAGACCAGGTATGCTGGGCACTGATATTTTACTTAACATGCTAGTAGCTGATCCCATGTTAGGAAAACTAGCACCCATGTCACTGAATTTGCCGGCTATACCAGCGGCATCAGTGGTCAGTCCTTTTATGTCGCCAGGATTAGCAGTCTTGGTGTAGTCGCCAAGATCTTTAAGACTTTGTATTCCGCCTGCGTTACCTACATCAGGTGCTAGATCTGCGCCAATAGTCATATTAGGCTCCTCCTAGCAATTTGCTTGCTGAGTTATTGTATAGGCTACTGTCCGATCCGTTATAACTTGGTAGCCCACCAAATGGCGTTTGACCAAATTGATCAGCGACTGTGTTGAGCACTGCTGGATCACTGATACTACCTGTGACCTGTGCGATCTTAGACGCATACACAGGATTGGTCAGATCATTTAAGTTGACTCCTGCGGCTGCTAATTTAGCATTAACCCCTGATGCATTGCCTAATTTGTTGGCATTTAATGCTTGGACCAATCCAGCTGGTGATCCGATATTCTTAGGATCTATCCCGTCGAACATTGATCCTGACGATGATAATGCTGCACCTGCGGCTGATAGGCTACCAAATTTTCCTGTTAAGCCTTGATCTAACATACTGCTCATATTAGTGATACCAGAGCCAAAGTCACCAAAACTACTATTGCTGATAAAATTAGTTGTATTTTGTAAATCAGTAGCATCACCAATATGTGCTTTAGCTTGATTTAAAAATGAACCGAATGCCGCATGGTTGCCGCCAGGTAAAATACTACTTTGTAATGAAGACAAATTAGCCAAAGCAGCATTTGCCGCCGGCCATAATGCCACATTAGCGATGTTAGCGAAATATAGTTGCCCCATCACTTCAGTGACCTCAGGTGCCAGTTGTAATGCAGAGCCAGCGTTGATACCAACCATGGCAGTGATAGTGCTAGGAGTCAAACTACCGCTGGCCGTGGCTAGAGCTAGCTTGAGATTTTCAGCTACTACTGTTCCTGCCTTGGCTGTTACTATCTTATCGGCTGTGGTTTGGTCACCCATCGCTATTACCCTATGTTATAATGCCGCCCGGGCTAACTGGTTCGATACCAGTAGTGGTTTTAATGTAATGATTTTCTACATCTTTTACTGTAGGGCTATGCATCATCACATGACGTTTATCTAATGTTATACTCTTATTTACATCGCTAGTGAATAAACTCTGCATCAACCCTAGACCTTTTTGGCTAGGCATGACTGTGGTTGGTTTATTAATAACAAAACTATCGTGTGTTTCTTCTACGATTTTAGCGACAAGCTCATCACCATTGACTATCTTAAATGATACTATTGTATCTTTAGCATATCCTGTTTTTTCAAGCATTGACTTCCCCTAGTTTATTGAATAATTCTTCATCTGATAACTTTGCTAATCCTTGATACCCACCTTCTACAAACAGTTCGTCACCTTTGTAGATCTGTGGTGCTGTGCGATGCCCTTGAGCTATCAACCACTCACGTGCATCTTGATCTTCATCAATTTTAATTTCTTTATATGCGATATTTTTTGTTTTTAATAGATGTTTGGCCTTATCGCAAAAAGGACAATAATTTTTACTGTATACTGTTAACATTTCTCTCTCTTATAGCTCTGGCAAGTCATCATACTCGACGCTGTCGCCCATGACACCGATGACATAGTTAGTTGATTCATTTTCTTGTAATGCTGTTTGTTTCTTGCTGGTATCACTGTGTTTATTAAACCAAGGTATAGGTGTGGTCTTAGGTGCTGGGTTAGTATACTTGATACCAATTTCTTTAAGTGCTCCTACTGCTGTGTAGTCTACGAACTCTTTTAAGATAGCAGCGTTGAGTCCAATCACTGGGCCTAGCTTGAACAAATAGTCTGCCCAGGCTTTTTCTTCATTGATGACATCAAGATACATCTGATAAACTTCAGCTTCACATTCTGCTTTGACGTCTACAAAACGTGGATCTTCTTTAACCACTTGATTGATCAAGAAAGCAGTCCATTCTTTGTGTAGCAACTCGTCTTGTAAGATTAAACTAATAATGTTGCCGTTACCGATAAAGATCTTATTCTCAACCATGGCTAAACTTGTAGCAAAACTTACCATGAATCGGAATGCTTCTAAACCATAACTTGCGTGCAGGGCTAACCAAATTGCTTTGATGTGATCACGTTCATCTATCTTGTTGCCCATTTCTTTACGACAGTTGATCACGTGTAACTTATCATAGTAGTTGCCAATATTACTTGCCATGCCTACGATTTCTTCAGTGTCATGTATAGTGTTAAACACATCCTTAGGCACGTTGTAGATGTTACGGATGATATGGCTATAGCTCTTGCTATGGATATTGGTTTCAAAGAAACTCCAGTTACTGATAAGTGCTTCTAGTTCTGGCAGACTCACTACTGGTCCAAATACTTGATTAGGCGCACGGCCTTGTAGGCTATCCAAGGCTGTCTGACGCAGTAAATTACTGGTAAAGATATGTTTAACAGCATCGCTGGCATCTTTGAAATCTTGTGAATCTTTAGTTAGGCTAACTTCTTCTGGTTGCCAAAAGAAGCCTCTGGCTGTGTTTTCAAAGTTGGCAATCTTGTTATATTTTACTTCTTCAAAGCGTTGGATAGTCACAGGACCCGCTGGGTCAAGAAACATCTTACGTTGTAGATAGTTAGTCTTTGTTGATAAATTATATTGTTCTTTACTCATAGTTTACATGCCTCGCAATCTTCGTCGGTTTCGTCTGGTTGTGCTGCTAATGTTGGTGCAATTTCCGCATCTGCCTTTGCCCCTTGCTTGTTGATCAAGCTGTAGTAGAATGTCTTGATTCCCCAAGCATGTGCCTGCATTAGATTTTTAGCGATCAATGTGCTTGGTACTTTACGATCGGCCCAATGTGCTGGATTGTAGAAAGTATTTGTGCTAATACTTTGATCTACATAGGCTGCTAATACCGCGGCAGTTTTTAAATATGCATCACAATCTCGTTGTTCCCACATCATTTGATATTTATTTTTTAATTTATTATACTCCGGTACCACCTGTATAAACGAGCCTGCTTTTGATTCTTTAACACTGATCAAACTCATTGGCATTTCAATACCGTTAGTTGAATTAATCACAACGCTTGAACTTTCTACTGGAGCGATAGCCATTAAGGTAGCATTACGTACCCCATAACTACGCATGTCGCTACGTAGTTGTTCCCAATCTAGTTCACGTGTTGGAGTAAAGTCAGCAAGTTTGTTTACACCTCGAGCACGGTTTTCCCAAGGGAAGTATCCTTTGCCATAGCGTGTGTGTTCACTGTGCAAACATGCCCCACGTTCTTTGGCAAGCTCTACCGTGGCTTCAGTTAGATAGAATGCTTGATGTTCCATCCATATCTTGACTTCTTGTAGTGCATCTTTCTCACCGTAGCGTAGATTCTTTTTAGCATGCCAATAGGCTAAATTAGTAATACCGATACCTAGTGGCTGTATTTCATCATTGCTTAACTTGCTTTGTATGCTTAAGAAATCTTGATAATCTAAAATATTACATAGACTACGTTGTAGAATTCTGCAAGCACGTTTCATATCTTCTGGGTTGCGGAAAGCTCCCCAATTGATACTACCTAACGTACATAGAGCTATGCGACCATTTGGATCATCCAAGCGTTTGAATGGCTTGGTGGGCAGTAGGATTTCGCAACAGAGGTTACTCTGATAGATGGTATGATATTCAGGATCAAAAGGTCC